GTGCTCCTAGGATGCTTATCAACGTTCACCATGCATCTATTGCTCTTTCAAAACTGTTGCAAAGAATTCAGAATCCTCCATACAATTATCCAACTATCAATTCTCTTCGTTCAGGATCGTACATTTGCACTATTAATCAACAATGGGCCAATGCAGGAGTTGAAATAGTTTTGTTTAAACCTTGATTGCTCAAAAAATTGAAAATATTTTTAATTCATTATAATAAAAAAATTGAATTATTATTGAAATACAGGATATTTGTCAATTCCTCAACTTATCGCCAATGTCAGTATCAACGCCAATTATGCCAACGCCAACCATGCAATCTTTTAACGAAGATGAAGAGTCAAAGCGTGAAGCATTTTATGAAGAACTAAATGAGAGACTTCTTGCTATTGAATGTGATCAGTTGCAGTTAGTGTTCCTGAAACAGTTAAATTCGGGCTATTAGGTGCTCTTTGTGTAACTGTTAAACTGGCATTTAATAAAAATACACCTGTGGATACATGTAGACTTGAAGCCATAAAACAACACAATGACTACAATTAAAAATATAAAATATATAAAATAAATATTTTTTTATATATTAATATTATTATACTATAATATGACTTCTGTTATAGAAAATGTATTCGACGGTATTTTTTTCAATCAGTGGCCGGAAATTCGTGAACGAATGGGATATCCATCTTTTTATGACAGTTTGTTTGAATACGAACGTAATGAATACAATTCTTACTTGAATAATTATCAAGCAAAATATTTTGACTCGGAATTATTAAATTTGATTCACAGTAAACAACCAGAATTTATAAAACCAATAATTCAAGAAATTAAAAAATATATATGTGAAAAAACAGGTATAAACAAAGTAACAAATGAATGTGAACAATGGACACTAACTGAACCATGTATAAAGGAATTTTTATATTTTAATAAAACACCAAGTTTTATTGTTAAAAATTTACTAGAAACAGAACCCGAATATTACCCAGATATTTTAACCTTAGATGGTGAAAAATACAAGTATTCATATTTTATATGGAGAAGAGAAGGAGATCCAAATATAAGACGAGCTGACAAAAATGAAATTGTTACTCGCGAAAATTTTAAAAATTATTCTCGTTTTGATACAATTGGTTGGTCAGTTAAACAATTAAGAACATTTTTTAGTACCCACATTTTACCCATATTGTTACAAAAATGCAATATCAAAATTAATACGGATCTACCAAATTATAAAAAGATAATTGATAACGTATCAATAAAACAATCATTAAATGTATTAATAGATGAATATATAAAAACAAATACAATTCCTATCGATATGAATAACGTATCAAAAATTAAAATGGAAATAACTCGATTATCTAATAATTTAGAAGACGTATCACCGTATGATATCACTAAAGATATGCGATACCATTTTGGATTATACAATTTTATAGCTGCATTATTAATACAAAGAGGTATTGTACAAAAATCTTTACAACAAAAAATAATAAATATTAGAACAAGAATTGAAAAAAAACAAAGTACAGAATTCAAATACAAATGGCAACAAATGTGTGCAAAATTAACAAAATGGGATATAGAACAATTAAGAGAACTAGCCGTAATTGAAAACATCCCGAATTACCAAATTAAATCAAAACGAGAATTATGTAAAGAATTTGAAGAAATTTTACAACGTAAAATAGATGATCACAGACATCAAATGATACGATATATACCAGATCCAGAAAAACCACGTGACGCAAAAGATACACAATTAAATGATCTTTTTGAACGTCATATTCAAAATAATCTTACACCAAATGAACAACGTCACAAACAACGTTATCCTGAACAATATTCGCAAAAATGTCAAAACAATGATTCACTTTTAGGAGATAGTCTTACAGATATAAAACCAGAATTCTTTTTTACATATAAACATAACAATAAAATCTTTTGCGATGACATTCGTATACTTTATGATCAAGTTATAAAACGACAAGAAATAAATAATCCATACGATAGAACTCCATTATCACAAGAAGTAATAAGATCTATAGAAAAAACATACAACAAATTAAAAGATACAATGTTATCATTAAAAGATGAAGAAAATGAACAACCAGTACCCTTACAAAGTATACTAACATCTAAAACAACAGATTTATTAGCATTATTTTTCCATCACGCACCTATGGAGAACTTTTTATATTCTGATGAAATTGCATTTACAGATTTTGTAATGTATCTAAAAAATGACTCTATTTTATCAGAAAGAGAAGCTCAATACATTATCGACTTGCCAGATTTACAATCTCAAAAAATAGGTTTAGTAGATTTATTAACAATGAAAATAAGAAACGACGAAAACGTTATTGATGGATTTTCATCAATGGCTAGTAGTATAACAGATATTTATAATAATGTATTCACAGATCAATTAGAACCTTCACCCACCGACGAGTCTTCTGAACCTTCAGTCACAGACGAGTCTTCTGAACCTTCTGAACCTTCACCCACCGACGAGTCTTCTGAACCTTCTGAATCTTCACCCACCGACGAGTCTTCTGAACCTTCTGAATCTTCACCCACCGACGAGTCTTCTGAACCTTCACAACCTTCACCCACTGGTGAGTCTTCTGAACAACCTTTTACATTCCGTTTTGAAGACTTAAACTTTGAGACTGATGAGTCTTCTGATGACGAGTCGTATCAACCTAGTTCGGTTGGTAGTGATGACGAGTCATATCAATCTCAATCTAGTCTTACTAGTGATGAAGAATCAGAAATTTCGTCACCTACTCAATCAAATTCCCAACAAGAATCAGACAATATAGTTATTCAAAGAAAAGCAATCGTTTTTATTTCAAATTTAACTAACGTACCTGGTATCAATTATCTTAATATAATCAGAACAAATTCCCAAAAAATAGCAGACTTTATACGATATCTTATAGAAGCAAACATATTAAACGCATACGTATTATACGAATGGACACAAACTGGACTATTATCACAAGAAGGAGTACTAATCGAAACAAATCTTCCAAAATTAAAAATAAAACTATTAGGAAAATTGATAGAAATTATACAAGATACACCTAATACAGCCGAAACAATATCTAATATTATTCGTACACATAACATTTTTAATTAAAAACGTTATTAACAAATTAATTAAAACGTTAATTAACAATCAAGGTGTCCTTGAACTCTACTAATTTTTCCAACTCAACATTAGCCAAGTCTTGGTTAATCCGTGTAACAAAACTTTCTATAAAAGCTTCACTTCTATTAGGTTTTCTGTTTAATCTAACAGCAAACCCAACGTATCTTGTAAAACCTATATAAAATCTATCACATTCTAATAGTTTCATTAAACTATGTGTAGAATTATGTCTGTAATCAAACCTGTTACTTGTACAGTATACATGATAACCACCATATGTTTCATATATAGAAAAACTATACTGTGTGTTTTTCAATCTATCAATTATCGTGTTTAATAGTTCTGATTTTGTTATTTCAGAACAACTTTTTACATCATAATCTAAAACCATTAAATTTTTAAATGCTATTATATCCATTATTTTATTACCAGTTGTCTTATCAAATTGTTCTCCAATTATATAATCTTTAGCTTCTGTTTTTATTATATACTGTAAATTTTTCATATTAATAGAAGGTGGGACATCATACTTTTTAAATAATGAACAAATATCCCCGTGTGTTAGTTGATCATAGTCTTTTTGAATTAAATCACATAATCCTACTTTTTTTTCTTTCAATATGTATTTTAAATAACTTATTTGTTTGTCCGTTGCTTTTTTTTCCATAAGATATTATATAAATTATGGAATTATTTCATAAAACGTTTTTAAACATACTAGAAAACAAGGATCCGTTACAAAACATTGGAACAAATTATGGAACAGATTCTACTATAAATTATTCAGATGATATTATAAAATTAGCACCACAATTTATATCTGGTGTAAAACGTCCTCAGCAACTTATAAAACCCAAACGAGACTATTACATTGCAAGAGATTCAGCTACAAATACTGTATATATATGCTTTAAACACTTGTTAACTATAGATATAGACAAGGATATAGATAAAGATGTTGTAGTTGAACATTTTTCAAAAATACCAGAGACATTTAGAATATTTCGTAGTAAAAGAGGATATCACGTTTATTGTACATCTAAACAATTTGATTATAGATCTAAAAATTCAGTTGACTTTATGTTTAATAATATGAGTGATCCATACTATTGTATATATTCTTATATAAGAGGATATTGTACAAGGTTAAATAATAAATTCAATGATTGTGGAAAAACAATATATGAATATATAGGTAAAACTGGAAATAAACATGAAATCGATCGATTTGTAAAATTAACAAATTTAATGTTACAACTTTCAGAAATTTATAAAAACAATATTAACATCAATTAACGGTATGATCTTTTATTCATCTTCGTGAGAATGTTGTAAAAAACGTTGATACTCATAATCAGATTTTTCCTTTAAAAATCGGTTACGTAATTCTTTTAATTGAATAGAATCTATATTTTCTAAATCTTTATCACTAATATCACCATGAATTTGAAATGCATTATGTATTTGAGCTAAATTATTACAATTTTGTATACTTGATTGTTTATTCGTTAAAACTAATGGTACACCATTTCTTTTTACACGTTTTTGCAAATTAAAACTAGATAATTTTTCATTATTAGCTATTATTATATCATTTGGATCATTTAATTTATTTAAATTATTTGGATTATTTGGATTATTTAAATTATTTAAATTATTTAAATGAACAGCATCTTCTGTAATAATTTCTATTTTTTGTATTTTATCAGCTATTTCTGGTAAAGCAATATCTGAATTCATAAATGTGTTTTTAAATTTCATTAGAATTCTGGAACTGATATCAGGACTTGTTATAACTAACGTATCGTACTGTTTTAAACATTCAGTTACATATTTTGTAGCATTTACACGATCTCTTCTAAACATACACATTTGTTGCTGAATATCATGATAAATAGTACTATACGCGCCAGCTGAAACTAAATGTTTTTCAGCTACTTCTTCTGATCTAAAAAATGTTTGCAAGACAGTAAGAACATTTACTATATATACAATTGTGCTTCGTACAATTTCTACGACAAAATCTTTACATTGATTATTACTAGGAAATATTGTTTCAACTGTTAATAAAGTACTCAACACAATCAATAATATACTTAATAACTTGTATATAAATTTATGATAATTAGCACATTTTTCATGCATCCATTTGTAACTAGCAGCATTTTCACCAACTGATATAATTATCCTTTCATTTTTATCATTCCATCCATTGTTTAACCTCATCAAATCTGCTTTATGTAAAACATCATCTGCTAACCTACTGGTCGTACTATTGTCTTTTTCAATAAATAAATCGTCCATATTAATTTTTAAACTAATACATTTTTAAATACATTTAAATACATTATTATCATTTTATTAAAATTGAAATTTAATACGCAATTTAAAAATGTAATATGCAAGTCTCACAAAATAAGTATATTGCATTTGACTGTGAAACATCTGGTGTAAGCGAGACAAGTAATTTACTTACTATTTCATTCGTGATTCTCGACAAAGATTTAATACAAAAGGATATTTTAAATGTTTCATTAAAACAAACATCAGGGTATAATATTTATCCAGAGGCATTACAAATAAATCGAATAGATATCATCAAACATCATCAAAGTTCAAGTGATTTACAAACATCTAGAAAAATTCTTTTAGATTTTTTGAACAAAAACAAAGGTTCATATAATTTGATACCGATTGGACACAACATTGCATTTGATATTAGATTCATCAAGTCAAGTGGTTTATTAACAGATCGAGAATATAGCAATTTTATAAGTTGCAATCCTATAGATACATTAATTGTAGCACAATTTCTAAAAACGTGTGGCAAATTAAATCAAAAACAAAGTTTATCATTAATCAATTTATGTAACCATTTTAAATTAGACAGTTGTAAAAACTCTGAACATACATCTGAATATGACATTAAAATGACCATAAAATTGTTACATTGTTTTAAATCAATTTGTAACACGGAAATATTAAATGAACAAACAGAAAATTCATCAGTAAAACGATTAAAAAGATCTCATTAATCATACTCCATATTACAAAGTCCAGATTCATATATTGTACAAGTTAATTGTTTCATTAACGTGACATTACACATATTATCATTTATACTATCTAAACAAATGCACAACTGATCATAACATAATTGTCTTTTATCTAGATTCTCATTAAAACATTCTATAGATAATTCGTCAAATAATCTATATAATTCACATGTAATCTTTAAATTATTTGTAAAATTATTTGTAAAATGATATTCTTTAATATTTACAACAATCGTTTTAATTTGTTTATCCATATCTACATTAATTTACATTTAAATTTTAAACAAACAATAAAGTAACAATAAAGTAATTAAAAAATGAATAAAAACATTTAGAATTAGTATATAGGATCACTTGTCAATTCAAAAATATATATGTCTTTAAAGAATAAGATTTATTTGTTTACAAGTGATATAGCTGCATTTATTGGTCAAAATTCGTATGATTTTGTTACACCATTTGAACGTTTATGGAAAAGATATGATTCAGAATGTTATAATAAAATCATAAATTCGAGTAAAACAGAATTATTAAACAAACGTTTAGAAACAGAAAAATTACATCTTGGTCAAAAATCTTTACAAGATGATCTTGATAATAAAATTATTACAAAACGTCAATATACATTACGTTTTAATAAACTTCAACGTGAAATTGATGAATTGAAAAAATCAGGTGAAAGTTTAGAAACTCGTATAGATAAAATTGATTTAACACAAGAACAGAGATTACAAAAGCAACTGGGAGATGACAATATTAATTTAGTTAAATCTAAAAGTATAGAAACAGATGACAAGCGTAAAAATATAAAAGAAGCTATAGAAAATCTAAGTATTTCTGATGAAAAGAAAAAGGTTTTGTTAAAGGAAAGTGAAAGTTTTATAAACAAGACACATGGGACATTAAAAGAAGATTCTGCGATTGAGATATATGAAAAACGTTTTGATGTCAAGTTGGATACTTCACAAGAATTTTTCAAGAAACAGATCAGTACTATTAATAGTAAAAATTTTGACTGGTATATTGGTGGTAGATTAGATGGAGTATATATTGATAAAGAAAATACTAAAAATAGTTATATTATTGAAGTTAAAAACAGAACACGAGGATTTTTCTCGGCATTACGAGACTATGAAAAAACTCAAATACATATTTATATGTATATGTTATCAATACCAGTTGCTAAACTTGTTGAAAAATACAAGGATAAAATTAGAATTACAGTAATTCACCAAGATGATGATTATTTAAATGATATATTAGAATATTTACATATTTTTGCTAATGGTTTTGAAAACAAATTTTTAAACGATATTGACATGAAAAATAAATTTGTATCAACTGATGAATCTGGGAAACAAATAATGATCAGAAAATTATACTTGAATGAAATTAATCAAGCTCTTAACAAAAAATTACAAACACAATTGCAAGATGATTTGGATGACGACGATTCGTGTTTAATAAATGATGATTTATAATTGATGATTTATAATTGATGATTTATAATTGATGATTTATAATTGATGATTTATAATTGATGATTTATAATTACCAAGTAATTACATAAACTTTTTTTACAAAGTAAATATAATGGATGAAATTAATAGTGAAAAAACATTAACAGAATTGGTAAATACTATTTTTACAAGTACTCCAAAACCCCCATGTACATATAAAATCGCCCTTTCACAAGATATATCTTCTCAAGCAACTATGTTTCGGTTATTAATGAATGTATTAATAGCAGGAGCAAGAAAATTATATGGAGAAACAGTTACACCAAATGATATATCAGACGAACAGTTTGAGGAACTTAAACGTTACATGGAAAGTGCAGGATACGAGATAAAATATAATTATAGATATTTGAATGATGATCCTAATATAAAAGATGAAGATAAACCACGTGTTATTAATATTTGGTTTGAACAATTTGTAATAAAATATGATTGTCACGGTAGACGAGTACTTTAGTGTACTTTAGTACATTTTAATAAAAAATGAATTTAAAAATACCTTTTAAATTCATATCTTACTAATCAATTATGACTTTTTTTTCGAATTTGCCTGATGATATTATATACGAAATCGCAAAATATATATCTATTCGAGATTTTTGCATACTTTCTGCAACATCCAAATCATCAAATCAAAGGCTTAAAAGTTTACAATCAAGTTTAATCATATATAATTTTAAAAAATATAATATACATTACAAAAATGGAGATATTCAGAATTTAAAAGAGTTATTTTATAATTGTATTGAAAATTATTTGATAAATAACATATATAAATACAAATTACCACGAGATTATAGAAATTATTATTTTAATTGTTTTAAAGAACATTTGCTAAATAACAATGTATATTATAGAAATTGTCGTTTTGAATACTTGTATAATGAATTGCAAAGTATAAATAATATTGAACAAGATAATTTTGAAAACAGTATAAATTATGAATCTTTAGAAACAAATTCAAATTCAAATACAAATTCAAATACAAATATAAATTGGTATGTTAATTTTATCTTTGGTAAGGTATTTTATTGGTTTGTATATAATAATTATTGCAATATAAGGAAATATCCTAACAAATTTGAATTATATGCATTATATAATTTTTTACAAATAGAAGTATATCAAAACAAAATGGGATTTGCTCATCTATTTAACTTTTTAGAATCGATTGCTAATACTACTAGATATTACAATATACGTCTAAAATATTATAGTTCAATATTAGATACATTACACACAAATCCATTTACGGTTACATTTGATCAAATGTTTACTATTTCAAGTATTGTTATATCTGTTCCAATATTTAAAAAATTATTTGGTATAAGAGTATTAGACTTGTCAAAATCAAAATTACATTTGTGTTGTTTAGATTGTAACGAAGAAACTTTAAGAGAAATTTGCGAATTTAAACTAAGTTATCAAAAAGATGATTTGGTTTCATATAATTATCTAGAGTTCAAACAATTATTAAAAAGGGAAAACCCATATTATTTTGCATATTTAGAAAATTCAGAAAATTATCACTTGAATGAAATGATATATGTTAAAAATCCATCTACAAATAAAAGAATGCGAGTAAATGGTAATTTATTTAAATCGTTTATAAAATGTATTTCTGTAGATAATACATACTATTATGCTAAAATGGTTAAAAATATTGCAAAACGAAGAGAATATTTAAGAACAAAGATATTTACATAATTCATACAATTAATTTTAATTTAATTTGATATAAACAATTTCTAAAAATGTATTTTTTAGAAATTGTTTTTGAAGAAATTGTTTTTGTAAGAAATGTTTACTGAATAATATATTTATATGAATTATACATTTTTTTTACTTGCGATAATAATTCAATAGAACAATAATTTTTACAAGACATTGTCGTAATTTTATTTAACATAACCCATCTATTATTAGATATTGGTAAGATTTCTATTTTATTTTTATAGAATTTTACATTAACAAGACTTTTTATAAATGATGGACCTTGCATTAGTAAAATATTTGATAATCTTTCTGACTGTTTGTGTAAACCGTAATCAAATATACAAATTGTAAAATATTTAATAAAAAATACTCTATATAATCGATATAAGAAATCTATATCATTTCGAAAAACAGAGTTATTATTAGTAATAATGATTTTATAAAAGTTAATATTGTCATTTATATATTTATAATCTGTATCTGGTAACAAAGATAGAAAAAAGAAAAAGTCGTTATACATGATTTCATATTTATGTTTATAGCTCGCATTGTATTTTCTCATATAATGTTTATAAAAAGTTTTTGACAAGGGCCAAAAATTACACAATGTGGGATAATCATCTATATAAAAATAGATTTTATAAATAATATCATAACAGACGTTCATCTTGTTTCCTTGACAACTATATTACATGTATATATATTTAAAAAAATGAATTAATTTACACTTATATAGAAATACAAGTGCTCAATGGAAAAATATTATAAAAAGAATTTGATAAAGATACCAGATGATTTTTATAAACAAGATATTGAAATGCAAATTATAGAATGGTGGGCACAAGATGAAGAGGATGATGAAGGAGAAGCAGATGATGAAGAAGAACAAGCGACCGAAAAGAATAATGAAGTATATACGATAAGATGTTTTGGAGTAACTAAAGGGGGAATATCAGTAACTTGTAAAATTACAGGATTTAAACCATATTATTATATAAAGGTTCCAAGTACATTTACAAGAGTACATTTAGCTCATTTTTTAAAATTTGTAGAGTCTGGTTATTCATTACGATCATTTAAAGAACCTTTATCTAAAGAATCTGGTAAACATAGATCATGTTTAGAACAGAAAAAGGACTTGTATGGTTTTAGGAATGGAAAAGAATACAAATTTGTGAAATTAGTATTTAATAATTATTCTGCATTGATGAAAAGTAGATATTTATTTAAACGGGCAATTGATATTCCAAATGTTACAAAGCGTGCAACAAAATTTAAATTATATGAAAGTAATTTTGAGCCATTTATGAGATTTTGTCATATCAAAGATATTTTAATGGCTGGATGGGTTCGTTTACCAAAAGGTAAATATAGAACAACAAGAGATTCTGCAACAACACAAGTAGAGGTAACCATAGATAGAAGAGACATCGTTTCGATGAAGGATCATCAAGATATGGCTAATTTTTTACAAGCAAGTTGGGATATTGAAGTTTACAGTCATGACAGAACATTTCCAGATCCAAAATTCAAGATAAAACGTGATGGCCAAATTGTTTATCCAAATGAAATTTTTCAAATAGCGACAACTTATAAATATGTAAATGGAATTCAGAATGAAGGTGTTGAAGACAAGGACCAAGACAAGGATGGATTTTTAGTAAAACATTTGTTGACATTAAAAAATTGTGAAAGGATAGATGATCCAAAAGTAGTAGTAGAAGAGTGTAAAACCGAAAAAGAATTGATAAAACGTTGGGTTGATATGGTATCCCGTATGGATCCAGATATTTTTTACACATATAATGGTGACAGTTTTGATTGTATGTATTTAATTGAAAGAGCTGAATTACTTGGTTTGGCATCTTCTAAACGAAGTGGATCAAAAACAGTAAAAAGTGGTTATTTATTAAAAACATTAAGTAGAATGACGTGTCGTGAAGCGGATATTAAAAAAGAATATTTCAGTTCAAGTGCATACGGTGATAGCGAGTTTAATCGTGTGTATATTCCAGGAAGATTAAATTATGATTTACTGATTCATTACAAGCGTGGTATGAAAAAGTATTCTAGTTACAAGTTGGATAATATTGCATCAGAAGTGTTAAAACAAAACAAGCACGATGTAAGTGCAAAAGATATGTTTGATCTTTACCAACGTGGTTCACCAGAAGAGATATGCAAAATTGGGCTGTATTGCATACAAGATACAGCCTTATTACAAAGGCTTGTAGATAAACAATTAATTTTGATTACAATTATGCAGTTGGCGAATGTTACATTTGTACCGATTGGATTCTTAACAACTCGTGGTCAGACAATCAAGGTTTATTCACAGGTTTTACGAAAAGCTAGACAAATGAATTTTGTAGTACCTCATACAAATTTTAATGAAGATGCATATCCGTTGCAGATTAAATGCAAAGACCCTCACACATTTGAAGAAAAAGATATTGGAGAGTATGTAAAGGTGAATTGTGGAAAAAGTCAAACGGAAGGATCAAATGGCAGACCTTTAGAATTGGTTGTAAAAATATCTGAATTAATTGATGATAATACTTTTGTTGTCATGAGTGATACAGAAATCAAAACAGACTTCTTCAATATTAAATTCAAGTACCGGAGTTCCGAATATCAGATATCTAGAATGTGGTCAAATGAAGATGCCGTAGATGATAGTTTCACAGGAGCAACAGTTTTAGAGCCACTTCCTGGAATGTACAAGGATAATGTAGCAGTACTTGATTTTGCTAGTTTGTATCCAACAATTATGATTAGTAGAAATTTGTGTTATAGTTCGTTTGTATTAGATGATCAATATTTAGGTATTCCTGATGTAAATTATGAAACGATAGCGTGGGATGATAAAGTAGAGTATAAATTGCGTCAGACTTGTCAAGCAATTGGTAAAAGTGGTAAGAGTAAAGGACAAGTATGTGGTAAACAAGCATACTTTGAAATTACAAGTGACTTAGATATTACAAACTATTACTGTCGTATTCACGATCCTATAAAAAAGACCAGGAGTTCAGATGAAAAGTTTCAAAAGCGTGATGTTAGTTATAATTATACAGTAGTACAACCTCATATAAATCAAGAGACGGGAGAGGTTGTAAACAAAGGTGTCTTACCAGCATTATTGGAAGAGTTGTATTCAGAAAGAAAGCGTGTAAAACGTCAGATGGCACAAGCAGCAGCAGAAGGAAATAAGTTATTGGAAAGTATTCTTGATTCTACACAATTGGCTATTAAAGTATCCTTGAATTCTACTTATGGTTTCCTTGGAAGAGGACAAGGTAATCTTATTTTAAAAGAACTTGGTTCAATTGTGACAGCAGTTGGTAGAATGTTGATTGAACAAAGTAAAGAATATGCAGAAGGACCTTTTATAGAATACATAAAAGAAAATAACTTGTTAACACAAAAAATAGAATACAAAGATTACAAACTTTCTGAAAATGAAAGAAAAAAGGTTTTAAATACATTTAAAGTGTAAATATCGTTCGAAAACATATTTAAAAATATTTTTATTATAACATTAATAAAAATATTAACAATGAATCAAATAGTGCCTAAATCAATAAACTTTAGTGAATTAGTAAAGTCGAGTAATACTACACTTTCTTTAAATCTGCAAAATCAGTTGGTAGAACGTCTAAATACAAATTTTACAGAGGAAGAACAAAGATGGTATGTAGCTAATCTATATATGTATATGAATTATAACCAAACAGATGATTATCCGATTAACCTAGAAAATGTATTCAAGATGATTGGATTTGCAAACAAGGGAAATGCGATGAAAACTATACAAAGTAACTTTACTGAAGGTGAAGATTACAAGAAGCTGCTTTTCCGTATGGAAAAGCAGGTTAAGAACGGTAAAGATTTAGGAGGAGCAGGATTAAATAAAGAAGATGTTATGTTAAATGTTGATACATTTAAAAATTTGTGTATGTTAGCAAAAACAGAACGTGGTAAACAAATACGTAAGTATTATGTAAAATTAGAAAATGTGTATAATGAACTTGTAAAAGAAGAAATAGGTCAAAAACAACTTGAAATTCAGAAACAAAAAGAATTGTTAGAAAAGGAGAAACAAACTGCTGACAAGTTATTGGAAGAAAAAGACAGATACATAGCACAGTTAAAACAACAAGAAGCTGTATCTCATTTATATATTGCTCATAATCCGGTTATTAAAAACTTGCACAAGATAGGTATTTTTACAAGTACAAAAACGAATGATGTATTTGTTAGACAAGAAAATCACAAGTCAAGTAATCCTCATTTTGAATATTTGTTTACATATGAAAGTAAAAATGCAAAAATGATTGAAGATCTTGTAAAATTGTTATTAAAACATTTTAAAGTAAGTAAGCCAGAATGGTTTACAATATCTTATGAAAGAATGAAACAAGTTGTAGATTTTGCAATAATGGCATATGAAAATTATCATATTGAAGAAAACGTTGATAATTTAATCGAATTTATTAGTAGGTATCGCAGTAATCGTTTAGTGAATACAAATAAAGCTAGAATTCATGTTTCTAAAAATATTTACGAAGACTGGATTAAAGAAAATGTTGTAATAATTCCTGAAGCAAAAGTATCAACTGAATTAATATGCAAAGATTTTTACGAATGGTATCAACAAAAATACCCTGAAGATTTTCAAAAAAGTCATATTAAATTAGAAACAGGAAATTGGAGTACATCATTTCAAAAAGAAATTACAAATACTATAAGTGATATAACAAAATTAGAATACAAGGGGGGGATATCCTTAACAGATAGAAAAAGAGGTATTTATTTTCCTAAATGTGCTGGGTTTGTAGGTTTCGAGGTAAAAAGTATGAATGCTAAGATTGAGTTTTTTGACAATGTTATTTATGAAAAATATGTAAATGAATTTATTACTGTTACTAATGATTCAAGGTATAAAGTTGCTAGAAAAGAATTATTAGATCATTTTCTTGGTTGGGTAAAGGATAACAATTATGTTTCTAAGAATAGAATAATGTGTAGAACTGCTATATCTAGTATATTTAAAGATGTTTTAATAGAATCTATAGAGAAAATTACTGGTTTACAGTTAAAAGATGTATGTAAGTTAACATATTATGGATGTTTTGTTGGTATGAGTCATAATAAATACCCTTTTATTGGTAATGAATCTCCTGAAAAAGTTATATTATCAAATTCTGAAATTATCAAAAATCAAATTAACAATTGGTTGAAAAACCCAGATACAAATATTGCAAAATTATTCAAGAAAACAATTCAACAAAATAACATTGTATTTAAAAATGAAATAAAAGAAATAATGAAGTCAAAATACAACATTGATTTAACTTGCAATACAAGAAAGCATAAATGGAATCTTATATTCGATAAAAAAATGTTTAATGATAAGGAAGTTTTTTATGTAAAACAAGAAGCTCTTGATTATTACAATCTAATATAAACTGAATTAATATCGTTGTTGTTAATTTTTAAATAACTAATGTCAAATGAAAATATAGATTTATTATGGAAAGAATTTGATTCTGCAAATACATTAAATGATAAGCAGATTACATCTGTAGTTAAAAATGACAAATGCACTAATTGTTTGGGAGAAAGACTTGGATATGTAGATAATAATTATGTATGTATGGAGTGCGGTTTAGTTATTGATGAAGATAGACTAAATAATAATTGTAGTTTTGAGTCATTGCAGCAAACTGTTTCTATAAAATCTTCAAAAACTAATAGTAGATTATCTAAAATGCAAGAATGGTATATGTGGACAAATGAAGAAAAAAATACTTATAAATTAAAAGTTTATGTACGTAATTTGTGTATAAAACTAAATATAGTAGAATGTTTATTTGAAAATATTTGCAATATAGTTATTATGGTAATGGATTCTATTAAACGCAACGATGGTACTAAACGAGCACGTGTTAAAGATGGTATTATTGTTTCTTGTATTCATTATGTATCAAAGGATACGTCAATACCATATTCGTATATTGATATGGCAAAAACTTTGAATTTAGATATAAAATACGTAACAAGGGCTGATAAACTTATTTTAGAACTAATTAATTGTAAAAAGTTAAATATGAATAAATCACTAATATTAGATACAATGAAACCATATGATTATATTATTAATACAATTCAAAAATACAATATAAAAATTGATAACAAAGTTTTATTAGATGTTAAAACAGTTATTGAAATATGTGAAGATAATGATGTATTATTAGATCATACACCTCTATCTATCGGAGTTTGTTGTTTTTATTATATACTTCAACTTAGAAATATAGAAATTGATTTAAAGGTTTTTTCAGACTTGTATGATTTATCAGTTGTTACGGTTGTAAAGACGTATAACAAATTGAAAATTTACGACAAACAAATACAAAATTTGTTGTAAAAAATTAAGTTAATATTAAATAAAAGTTTATTATTAACTGCTTATTGTTTATAATGTGATGAATTTTTATCAAAAATCCAATGAAAATTATTAACGTGTAAATCTGTAAGAATTCTGTTTCTTAGACCTGGTGGTGATATTTTAATGGCTTTTGCAGCAGATGCTATATTTGGATACAAAGTTTTTTCACCTGTATTACAATTAATTCTAATAACCGGTTGATCTTGCATTTGATCATCTGCACTTATCCCACTATATCTCCACAAATAACCTT